TAGATATTCGAGTTACCAATACATCGGTTCACAACACTCTCCCCTTAGGGGTGTTGCCTGAACGGTCGGAGCTCGAACCATACCCCCTCATACGGGGCCGAGAGACTGTTTCCTGGTTTGGAAGTAGTCACACTTTAAGAGTTTTCTCGGGCTCTTATCCGCCATGAGGTTATAGGCCCATGGTCCCGGATCATCGGAGGGATTAGTCCCTTTGACCCGTGAAGCTTGTCTACAGAGGCTTCATCCACTCTGGTTGATTGCACTTGTTAGACGCGGACCAACACAAGGCGTCCGAAAGCTTCACTTCCGACAGAACAGAGTCCCCCGAGCCTTTTGGTACTGCTCGTAGAGACCAGGATTCTCTCTCTTCAATCTTGCTTCAAACTCCTCCCTAGTTTTGCGCAACGCAAACCCTTCGGGAAAGACCAGGTTCTGGCCTCCAAGGAAGTCGAGCAAGTCGACTGTCTGCTCAACCACGATCATATGCACGCGTGTACCACGCAATGCCGCCGTAGCGTTCGTTCCAGCGACCACGAAGGCTGCAGGAGTAATACCAGTTAGATCCGAGGAACCCAGACCCCAAGTCGCGGACGCATCGTCTCCATTGCGACTGTTGGCAAACTCATTCTGCGCCCCAGCGGAACCGCCGGCAACGAAAGAAGTGATATCCAACTCTTTTGACTCATAGGATGCCAAGGAAATAGCACCAGCCATGGCCAAAACGTTGGCAAGGGTGGCCCCCGCGGATACGAAGCCACCAGCAAGGACAGTGTCCCCCGAAGCACCAGCTCCCCTCACAGGACCAACGTACACCATCATGGCGTTGGCTGTGCTTGGGTTAAGGGAGATTAAACGGAGTTTCAACTTCCGGATTCTCCGACGAGCATAGTGCTTGACGATATCGTCGACGTACGTCTGACCAATGTAATCGTCTGACCCCAAGATCGGGATCATCAAGGCTCCACCCGGGCCTTCTGCGAGCAATGCGGCAGATCCAGCGGGTTGGAAATAGACTGTGTCCGCGATACCCAGAACAGCTCCATCGCCCACAAACGTATAGCCGCAAAGCCAGCTGATACGATGAGCTTGGAGATCCTGAATACCGATTCGCGCGGGGTGGGCTGCAACAGCCGCTCCCATCGCGTTCGAACGAACAGCGACACCATTCTTTGGAGCTTTTCGAGCCCCTACCGATTGTTGGGTCGGTTTCCCAGGGTTTCTTTGACCAGTTCCCCCTCTGGTCGGCTTTGACTTAGCCACTTTCTGCATTTGATTCCAGGCCCGGGTTGCAGACCCGCGACGGTTCGTCATACATAACCGTTGTCTCTGTGGAACAGATCAACCGGCACACCCGTGCCGTCTGTAGACATTCCACTCCCTGAGAACATTTCAGATGTCTGCTCTGATTGAGTCTGACACCATAGTTTCGGAAGTTTAGTACGATCCATGGTTTATCGTTTTGGGCATTAGGTATGACCTGGAGGGGAGCTAACTTAAAGCATCACCCTTAGGAGCCATTGCGTTTTCCTGATGGGATCCACGTCTCAACGTGAAATCTAATGAGAAGTCCTAGCTTATCTGGACTGAAAGCAGGGGAACGCCCCATTCTCACATAGACCAGCGTGAACGCAAGGTGGTTCTATTTAACGTCGATTAGGTTTGTCAAACCCCCTCACGACAATAACAATCAGATATCAAGGAAATAATTCTGACCGGGTTGAAGTTCCCCTCCGTAGTGCCGTACAGCAGCACAGAAGCTGTCCAAATCATAATCCGACTCTATATCTAACTCCAATGAGCGGCCGAGCCGAGCCCATGGACTAAGACTTTCGTCGATACTATGATCTCGATCACGGTGTTGAACCTTCACCGGACCAAGTCTAACGGCTGCTTGGGTCAGCTCACCGAAAGAATAGACAGAACCAGCCGACGCTTGGACAACATATGTCGCAAAGTCTTCCTCAATCTGAGATGATGAGTACTCGACGCGTCGCGCATCAGGCCGATCAACGATCAGAGCCTTCGCTGGTTGGAATACCTTGGAACCACCAAGAGGTCGGATTTCCAATCCCGACCGAGTCACAATAGCACCACCTCGGGCATTGATCTTGAACTTACCTTTAATGCGCTTGCATTCCACGCGATGGACTTTCAAAAGATGATCAACTGAAGTTGGTGCCCTCCGCTCCACCACCTCGGACAACCAGGGCGCCACTACAGGAGTTGGTCGCTCCGGAGCAAGGGGAGCTATCTCAGGACCATAGCCAAGCCAGAGGTTCGGAAAAAGTGTATAGTGCATGCCGGCAACCCAGCGCTGCAATGCCGTAACCCGAGTTCGAAACCCAGGAGGTTTTACAGCCCCGATCCCACCAAGGGATTTCGGGATAAACAAATTCCTACCTCTACACTCGACGTCCAGTTCCCTAGAATGGAGTTTAATGTACTTGGACAAAAGCTCATTCGCCCGTCCGGGAAGCGCACCACGGACCACCTCATTGACAACGTCGGACATTTTCCTATCTGCCGTGTCATCGTCAGTCTTCGCAAGGACCTTGCCTTGTCCAAAGAACAGACCTGTATTGAGGTAGTCGACTGCTTTCGGCGTCGACCGACGATTAGTGAGATCAAAATGGAAACAACGAGAATTGATATTGAAAATTTTCGGATGCCAGTAGGCCTTTCCTA